AACTCTTCTGCTCGGGCAGCGCGGCGCTTGTCGTGGCCGATGGCCTTGCACTTGTCTAGATCGTGCTCAATGCAGCAATCGCCAATCTTCCAAGCGTTGCGAAATGTGCGATCACTCGGGATCTCGTCAGCGGAGACGATCTCGAAAGGAGTGCCTTCGGGCACATCCTTGGCGGCGATCTCCTCGATTGAGAGGCCGCACTCAAGTGCCGGGATGATGACGGCAACGCCTTCTGGGGTGGGGTAGATAATGCGGTTCATGAGTTTACGAATGGATGACAACAGAAATACGCGAGCCGTCTACTAGCGTATTCTGATCAACATGCCTTATTCTCACCGCTGACGTTGTGGGTGCAACATCACTTGCAATGTTTATTGCCGCAAACGCGGTAGTGCCAGACGTTGACGCTGCCCTGCCTGATCCGGACACAGCGTAATCAGCGTCTGGCATAGCCGTTGTGAAGTTGACGCCGTAGTTGCCGGCGCCGTTGTCGGTGATGCTAGTGACATTTTGACTGGCAATAATGGCCACTGTCCCTGTCCCGTTAAAGGTCACCCATGCCTTTGCTGTGAAGTTGCCGCTGCTAGGAATAGCTGCATTAGCCAGATCGTAGGTGGTCTTCACCGCGTTAGCTGTAGCCGCCAGCGTGGTGCTGGTGGATGCGGTGGTGTTGTTGAGCTGAACGATGCCAGCGGCCGAGGTGGTGGCTGTGGGCTGCGCACCGGCAAAGGTGATCGCGCCGGTCATTGTGCCGCCAGCAAGCGGCAAGGCGGCCGATGCAGTTGCGGCAGCCGACGAAGCCGCCGTAGACGCTGCGTCGGCCAAGTCGTAAGCCGTCTTCACCGCACTTGGGGTAGCCGCCAGCGTGGTGCTGGTGCTTGACGTGCTGGTGCTTAACTGCACCACGCCAGCAGCGCCGGTGGTCGCTGCGCTGAGCCCTTTGGTGAGGTCGCTAAGCGTCAGCTTCTTGTTCTGGTTGGCCGGCAGCGCTTCGCCAAGGTCCACCACCGGCACCAGCGTGTTGGTGGTGGGCGTAGTAAGCGCCGTAAGGTCGGTGATCTTGCGTGCGGCCACAGTTTCTTAAGCGAAGGTCCAAACGGGCATGACGCTTACTGCCATGGTAGTCCCTGCAGCACGCTGGGAGACCGAGACTCGTCAATGCGAGATTGCAACATGGCCTGAATTTGAGACAATCCTTCGCTCATGCCAAGCCTCTCCTCCACCCACCCGATTACGGTCTCAGGAGTAAGATTGTCGTATTCAATCATGTCGTCCCCAGGTGGTTCAAGCTGGACCCAGCCTGTATCGGAGCAATCAAGCTCGTCATCTTTTAACGAAACCCGATACTGCACTAGGCAAATAATGCCATGCGCAGCATCGCGTTTCATTTCTAGGATGTCCAAGGAAAACTCTGGTGCGGTTGTAGGGCTTGACATGTCCTTGCGGTGAAATGGTACAAAAAGGCGGTTACGCAAACGTTGTCCAGCTCGCGTTGAGCCAAATCCTGTTCGCGGCTAAAGTCGTTCCATCGTAAATGACCAGCTCACCCGTGCCGCCGTTTACTCTGCATCGAACTGTTTCAAACAGGGAGCCGTTCCATACCGTGGCTATGCCATAAAACGAATCCCGCACTGGGCGATACCCTGCGGCGATTGTCGCAACCGTGGTATTTGCGCCGAGAACAGCAGGTGTGTTCATTGTAATGTAACCCTCGGCCGTGACTACTGAGCCATTGATGACTGTTCTCATTCCGCCAGTTCCGGGCACCGTGTAACCAGATGCAGCAGTAACGCCAAAAGCAGCCTCACCAAAATACTGCCAAGACTCCCATCCAGCTGCCGCGCCAGCTCCTAGGTTTATCGCCCGGCCCATGCGATAGGCATACCGTCGAGGAGTGTCCGCCGTTTTGTACGGGTAGTTAATTTGAATAACAATTTCATCTTGGGACCTGATTGTCACGACTGCTCCATCGAACAACCAAGCGGTGCCCCCAGCACCAGCAACGGCAGCCCTGCCTATCGTGACTCCATACTTGTAGGAACCTGGAGCGCGAGTAACATCGCCTACATCTTCTGCGCCGCCAATGTTTCGCACGTTTGCGCGGCCTAGTTTATTCTCAAACCCTTCGGGAAAGATCACAGACGACATGAGTCCCGCGATCCACATGTTCATCACATTAAGTGGATGGATGCCCCGGCCATCGCCAAATGGATCGTCCATCCAGACGTTGGCGGCCGGGCTGGAATCTCTCAGGTATGCGTAAGTATCAATGAATACGCAGCCAAAATCACGCGCCGCTTGCTTTATGCCCGGCGTAATTTGCTCGTACCACAGGGCATCCCTTGCGTTTGGAGTGTCATAAGTGGAGTTGGGTGTCATCAACACAATAGAAAGCGACGCAATACTTCTACTTGCCCGAATCGTAGTCAGACCACTCCGAAGCGAAGTGATAAAGTCGTTCACATCACGACGGTTGGGATAGGATTGTCCCGAATTAAGAGGCGGTGTTGTGCCGTTTTTCAGCCAACCTGGATCATTGATACCCCAGCGCAGGACCAGCAAGTCGGGGTTAGCGGCCAAGTCGCCAGCAAGGTAAGTCGTGCGCCACTGTTCAGTATTAGCGCCAGGCTGGCCGCGGTTTATAGAGCTAAGCCCATAAGGAGATTGGAGTCCCTTCTCTTCACCAGCAGCCTTTAACAGTTCGCTAATGGTGTACTCGGTCGTTACTCCATTTCCACCAATGCCATAAGTGGTGCTATCACCGCTAAAAACCATGATTGGCTTTCGCGTGGGGGCAGTGTGCTGAGTAATCAGCAGATTGTGGAATGCAGCCATGAACTCTTGGCCGCACACATACTTGTTCAGGTCGCCATAGCTATTAATCTTGCGGAGTCCGCCAGTAATGGCTTGAACGATGTGTCCACTGCCCTCAAATTCAACTCCTAATGGATTAGAAAGGCTGCCAACCAGGAACTTAGCGTTATCATTGACACGAATTGATTCAAACCCTGACGCGATAGCGTTTGCTACGGCAGTTTGATCGCTGGTCACTCCATCGCCAACGCCGCCAAAGTCTTTAATACTTGCTTGCTCTTTAAGTTTGCTGTCGATTGTCCGCGCAGCAGTGCCATCGCCTGTCTGGGTAAACGACAGCTTGCTGGCGACAATCCCAGCCGAAGCGTTCACGTCAGCGTTGACGATGCTGCCGCTATTGGCCAGGATCATGCCTAGGTTCGCGGTGTCCAGATTGCCAATCGTGATCCAGGCGTTGTTGGAGCTATTGCGCTGCTTGAGAGTTGCAGGGCTCGTACCGGTGTCTATCCACCATTGGTAGGCGTAGGTGGTGCTCGGGGCCGACACGCCGCTATTGCTGCTGACAATTGCCGCCAGCGCGTTGTTCAGGTCAGCACGGAACGCTTGCCCGGACTGGTTTGCGATGCTGTAGTCGTGCTGAGCCATTAGATGATCTCCCTGCCGTAGCCGATTGCAGTGTAGGTGAACTGGCGGCTCACAGCCGTGCCGCCACTATTCCTAAAGGTTACCTGAAATCCCGTGCGCGTCACGGAGGCAATCGTAAAGTAGTCGGCGCTAGTCATGTCGTATCCTGTCACTCCAATGGATGGGGCTTGATAAAAGGGGGCAGCAAAGGTCACGCTATAGGTGTTCGCACCGCTGGTCAGCGTGGCCGATTGCTCAGTTCGCTGTTGCAACTCCACCACGCAGCCCAGCTCGTCAATGATGATGTTCACCGCCGGGTCAACGCTGGTGGCGATGGTCTTGAACTGAAAGCCACGGCCGCGCACGATGGCGTTGGAAAATTCGCGCCAGGCGCTCCACACAGGCGCGCCAGCCGGGTTGTCGGTTGTACTGCGGACGTAAAGAGTGGCGTTTACTGAGTCGAGGTTCCCATCATCAATCGCAGTCCAGTTATCAATCGGCTCAAGCTTGTCATCCCAAAGACCGTTGATCAGATAAGCGCGAGTCAAGAATCGGCGCTGCAGATTAATGTCAAACACGCCGTTCATGTCCAACGTGGAGCCAAACTCATACTCGCCGTATTCCGGCGGCAGGGGACTGTCAATTGTGGTCAGAGCGTCCCAGTCTCCGGAGGCGCCTTCAGCCAAGAGCTGCTCACCATCTTGAAGCAGCAAAGTGCTTTCATCTTCCTGCGAAAGGTTGTCAGTGCCTGCGCCGGGAGGCGCAAGATCATCGACCAGCGGGCCGGTGCTGATTACCAATCCGTCTAGCTGTTCGTTGTAAAACATATCAACGACATTGCCCGAAAAGGGCGGTGTCTCCTGATCCTCGGCGTAGGTCTGCACCAGCAGGCGCGGCAATGGTGTCGGCAGGTCGGCTATTACCAGCGTGGCGGCAACGGAACGACGGCCGCCATCGTCTTCAAACTTGAGCAAGTAAGTGCCCTCAAGTAGCGGTACTTGCTTTTGAGTTTCATTGCCGGACGCGGCTGGCACAATTTGAATGCTGTCTTCCCAAACTGCTCCCAAGAGCTTGGGCGTGTGACGGATCAGCACCTTTCCGCCAATCTTTACATCAAGGTCAGGAGCTTCGGCCCAGCTAAGAATGGCGCTTGCTTGGTCGATTGGTATTAGCGAGACACCGGTAACGTTGGCCGGTGGCGCTGTCTTTCCAAGGACGTTAAATGTCAGCAGTGCTGGCAGCACCGAGGAGCGAAGCCCGGCATTAATACTGTAAACTTCGATGCTGTAATCGCCAGGGCTTGTATCGAAAATCTCAAAATCAGGTCGCTGCTGGGTCGAGGTGAACCAGTTGCCGTTAAGAGTGCGCCAGCGGTAGCGGTATTGATCGACACCAATAACTGGCTGCCAGTTGACGATTAGCTTGGAGAGTACCTTGCCGTTGTTTTCGTACAGGGCTTCAGTGGCTCGCAAGTTGGATGGTGCATCTGGAATCTTGTTTAAATCAGTGACATCACGCGGCTGCAGCGGCTGGTCGCGCTCAATGTAGTCGTACTTACTGGCGTCGTAGCTCAGCGCGTTGATCAGGTACTTGGCACCATCCTGCTCTTGTACGGCCAGCACGCGCCAGGTCGATGCCTGAATCGTGCTCGTTTGCAAGATCCAGACGCTGTTGGCGTTGGGTGCGGCAGTCAATGCTGTTGCCAGTGTGATCACGTTGCCGGCAACGGCCAGCACGTTGCGGCTTTCAACCGCGCCATTTGGCAAGATTACCGACAGAGTGGCGCCTGCCGCAGAAAGGTTGGTGGCATCATCCACCGTAACTGCCGTGGTGGTTGCCGTCACGATTCGGCCGCCTCGGCGTGTGCCAGCACGCATTGGATCTGCGACCTCGATCACCTGACCGGGGCGCACGATCACACCTGCGTCGATTGAAGCAGAGAAACTGATTACTTCGCCTTCGTACTGTTCGGCATAAAGCAACCATTCGCCCATGCGGGCCGCTTGGCCACGGGAAGTGCAGGCAAAGGCTGAAATCTGCGTGGTTATTACGCCATGCTTGGCGATTGCCTGCTGGTCTTCAACCACTTCGTAGGCGATCTCACGGCTGGTGAGATCGAGATAGCTGACCACCGCCACGGTCGGACGGTTTTTCTGCCCACTGGCTTGATAGGTGAAGCCCTCCTCTGAAACGTTTGCCAGCGTGAACAGATAGGCTGAATCACTAGGGGCATCCTGGCTAACGGTCAACGCGCCGGCGCTCCAGTAAGGCATGGCCCGAAAAACTGAGCACATGTCATTGATCAGCTTGTAAGCGTCTTCCTGGGTTTGGATGTTGACGTTGCAGGAAAAGCGCGGTTCTTGTCCGCCAAAGCCATCGGGGACCAACGCTGAGGCATATTGGCTGGCGGCATAGAACGCCCACTTGTCGAGTTGCGCAGCCTGGATGTGATCGCCAAAGCCGTAGCGCCTAGATGTGAGCAGGTCCCACAAGATCCACGCCGGATCTGAGCACCACTGCGCCGCGCCAAACGTGCCATTCCACATGCCGCTGTAGATCAACCGGCCGGTAGTGCTGTCCACCGTGGCGTTGCTAGGAATCGCCACCTTGATGCCACGCACTAGATAGCTGCGTGATGGGATGCTGTTGAACTGTTGAGCATCGACGCGCATCCCCACCAGCGCACTGTTTGGATAGCGCAGTTTCGCCCAAATGATTTCGGTGTAGCTTGTCCAGGTGAACGAATTGGAGAGCTTCGGATCGGCGCTGTCCAGCGTGATGCGACTGACGCGAATGTCAACCGGACCAGCGCCACTGAAGCCAATTAAATAATCGCGTTGATAGGCGTCACCGCTGCGGCCTGTAATAATGTCTTCAACCACCGTGGTGTAGCCGCCGCCGTTGTACTGAACGGCAATTTCTAGCTGCACAAATGTGCCTTCAATATCTCCCTTGTCAGTAAACCGCTGCAGCTGTGGCACTGTAATGGTAATCCGTGCTGCGTCAACATTCGGATCAGTAATCGTGCGAATGATTGGCAAGCTATATAGCACTACTACGCCAACCGCACGCTCGTCTTCGACTTGAGAAGCGAGCGGGATGATGTCTTGCGATTGCGTGCCGTTACGGGTGTAGACCGCAACATCATTGAAGTTGTAGCTGCCGTCCGCGTTTTGTAGCGGGGTGTTGTTTATGTAAACAGACTTCAGCCCATCTTTAAGGCCTTCGATTTCGCCTTCGCTGATCAGATCAAGAATCTGCGCGTACTGGGTCGAGTCAAGACCATCGCGTGCCGTTGTCGGCGTGTACTGCGTGCCGCCGCCGCCGCTCTTGCCACCACCACCACCAGCTCCGCGGATCAGCTTGGTCATGCCACCACCTGATCAGTGTCGACGCCGGCTGAGATCACAACCGAACCGACCAACGTTTCGCCGTAGACGATCGGCACCGGCAGGCCTTGACGGCTAGTGTTCTGGATGCCGGAAAAGCTATAGGACTTGCGCGGGTCTTGCTCTGTGTCTTTGCCGGTCGGGATCTTTGGCGTTGGCGTGAGCAGCTGCGCCACGCCGCCGAGCACCAAGCTGGCGCCGACGCCAAGCAAAACCGTGCTGACTGCAATAGGTGCTGCCAGTCCCAATAGGCCGATCGTGGCTCCACCTGTAAAAAATGCGGCAGCGATCAATGCCGCGCCAATTAAGATTCTTCCTACCGCTCCTGCACCAGCCATCACGGGGACAATCTTGATGTCTTGTTGCCCAGCAGGATTGTGCAGCTCATCCTTGTCCAAGTCATAGCCAGCAACACTAACGCGGTAGTGCTGGTCAGCCATGTGCCGCTCCAGCCCTGGCCAGTTGGTCACCAGGAAGCGCACGGCCTCAGCAGCGCTGGCCACGTCCGCATGAAGAACTCGCTTGCCAATGAACTTGGCGAGCCGCCCGTAGAGCCGGATCTTACGCAGCATGGCGGAGCCTCCTTCCTGTGCATTTTAAGAGCCACCCGCCGTAAAGGTCGCGACTGCTAAGCCGCTGCTGTAAATGGTGCAGCACCAGCTGGTCGCCAAGGTAGACCGCGCAATGGTTCAGACCCTGGGAACTAATCGACATCAGCAGCAGGTCGTCGGGCTGCAGCTCCTCATCCTCCTCCAGTTCGCGGAAGCCCGTGTCCTTCCAACAGCGGTCAAACATTGGATCAACCACAAAGCTTTCAGGCGTTACAGGTCGATCCCAGTCGCGCAAGATCAGCCCTTGCTCAGCGTAGTAGTCACGCGCCAGGCTCCAGCAGTCCGTGATGCCCCAGACCCACTGGCGGCCGATCAGCGGCGCCTTGTAGCCCGATGGCTTGCAGCTGGCCCACTGCTCGGTCTTGGGGTTGACAATGTGCCACTCAATTCCCGAGTGCTCGCACCCCACCAGATCCGCCTGGCTCGGCTGCGGCGGACTGGTGGGGTGACTGTGGATCACTGCCATAATTTCGCCAACATCCTCGGCTGCGGCGTAGTCATCTGGCGCAAGGATGAACTGATCGAGCGGCGTGCTCGCCAGGTTACGGCAAGGCCAGTACCGCTTGCGGCCTTTGACGACCACCAGCAGACCGCAAGCCTCGCGAGGATCTTCAGCTTTGGCGTGCTCCAGCGCCTTGATGTGCCAACTCATGCGGTGTAACTGCCAACGCCGGGGAAAGAGCCGAACGGCAGCTCGGCGTACTGGCCGAAGTGCGCCTTGCAGGCGTCTAGCGTCTTGTCGCAAGTGGGCAGACCACCGGTGTAACTACACTCACTGGACTTGTAGACCCACTGACAGATGTTGGCGATGCACTGGCGCTTGGGTGCGCGAATCCCTTGAAGATCAAATGCCGACGCCAGTTCAAACTCCACTACGTCGCGTGTCTCAACCGACTTGCGGTCGACGTAATAGATCTCGCGTGGAAATTCAGCTGTTGGGTCCGGCGTGCCGTAAGGGTTGACGCTGCCGGGAAAATTCACCGCATCGAGGTAACGCGCCAGCGTGCGCACACGCGACACTTTGGCACCATTGAGGCCTTCAGGAAGGCTTAACAGCAGCGCGGTGATGGTGCCCATGACGTTGGAGGCGCGTAGCTTTGGCCGCGGCAACTGGCCTTGGCCGTTGTATTCAAAACCATCCGCCTCAATTGGAAAACGCAAATACGCGTTGCCCGCCCACACGACCTCGCCGTTGGCATTGAGATTGGCGCCAGAGTGAAAGCGATAGGCTTCATTGATGCCGTGCAGTGTGGTGTTTAACTCCAGCACAAACAGCTCGATGATTGCGCTAGGCGCTACTGCCTGAAGATCAGAGACGGGAATGCTCACGGCTCAAACACCTCGCGGAAGGTGGCGCGGATCTGGTTGTTGTTGCAGTTACTCAACGTTACCTGCCATTCGTCGCAGACGTATTTGCCAGCAGTACCGCGGGGTGGTGTCCAATCAAAACTTTCAACGCCGCCGCGTGCCTCAAGGAATGCTGCAATCAGCTCGCGCTCAGAATCAGTGCGGTTGGAAAACTGCAGCGTCCACTCCTTCGGGTCGGTATTTAGGCCGAAGCGTATGCGCTGCTCGTAGCCATCGCCGGCTGCAAATCTGCTTACCCGAGGCTTGCTGGCCTCGGTGGCTTCAAAGCTGGGCGTATAAGTGAAAGTCGCCATGGCTTTATCCTACGCCGCCAGCAATCCGCCTGGACGCTTCTGCCGCAGCAGTTCTTCCTGAACCGCTTGAGACACGGCGCGGCCAAGCTGTTCACCTTTGCCGGAGTCGCCTTGCACCTTGCTGCCGGAGGCATCAACTGACACGTTGACGGTAACACTACCGCCACCACCACCGGCGATGCCCAGCTTGCCGTCGCGGCCGCGCTTGAGCGGCATGATCGCTTCGGGGCCGGCCTCGCCCATGACGCCGGTGGCCATCGCGCCACCATTGGCGAACTTGAACAGGGTCGGCTTGTCGACGATGCCGCCCATGGCGAAGGGAATGACATTGTTTTTGGCGAAGGCGCCGCCCATGGCATAGCCGCCGGAGAGGGGCGCGTATTTAGCGAGGTTGCTCTCCACGGAGCCGAGACCGCCTCCGCCACCACCAATCCCGCCGATCGCCTGCATGATGACCCGCAGGATCAGCTGCTGGATAATCATCCGGGTGGTCTGCTTCAGAATCTCGGCCGCAAACTCGCGGAAGTTTGCCTTGCCGGTGGTCGCCAAGCTGAACAGTTGATCCTCGAGGCCCTGAATGCCGACCTGGGCAAGCTGGGCCGTAGCCTCGCGCATCGTGCCGATCGACTCGACATAGCTTTGCACGCCTTCCTTCATGCCCATGCCGATGCGGTTGTCCTGGCCAAACCGCTGGGCATCGTTGAACGCGATCTGGGCTGCGGTCAGCTCATCGAGGGCGGCCTTCTGATCTGCGTAGCCCTGGGTGATGGCGGCGATCCGGGCCCGGATGCCTTCTGCTTTGACGCCAGTTGTGTCTTCTAGGACCTCCTTTTGCTTGAGGTCGTCATTAAGCTGCTCAATCTGCTTGGTGTAGTCACGAGTGAGCTGAGATTTCTTGAGCTCGCTATCAATCACTTCCTGCCGAGCGCCAGCGTTCTCAAGCTCCTGACGCTTCTGCAGCTCGCCCACGTTGTCGCGAAGCGCCTGTGCCTGGTCCTTGTAAGCCTTGGCCCCCTCGAGCGCGAACAGCTGCACTTCCTGAGGAAGGCGCTTTTGCACCATCTCCTCAAGCAGTGCCTTGTACTCAACTGCCATGTCGAAATCGACCTGGGCAATTGCAACGTCACCCTGATCGGCAACATTGCGGCGCTGTTGCGCAGCCACGCCAGTGGGCGACTTGCCAATCGGCTTGCCGGTTTCCCACGCTCGTGTGAGACTTTCAAGTGCGCCCCAGGCATCACCAACACTGGCCCCGCCTTTGGGGTTCACGTGAGTGGTGGCGTGCGTCCCGAAGGTGCGTCCAGTAATCCCCTGCGATCCAAGCGAAGCACCTGCCGGGACTTGCATTCCCTTGGCAACATTGATCTTGTCGAAGTGACCCAGAAGCAACTCGTAAGTTTTTCCTCCGAGCTTGAACTCGCCAGTGATCCAATTCCCGTACCCCCTGCCGCTGCTGCCCGCGCCACTGCCCTGAAAGCCCGTTCCGGTGATCGTCAGATCTATAGGAGCGCGGACCGGCGCTCCGCGGCCGCCCGGCATGACAATGTCCCAACCTGTAGCCTCAGCGTCTGGATCGCGCCTGCGACTGGTTCTTGCGCCTCCGCTAAATGAGCCGCCGCCCGCCGAACTTCTGGTAACCGAGCTCATGAAGCTAGCGTTCTGCAGCGTCCGCTGGCTGCCGGCAGCATCGATAGCTGCCTGCCTGGTGCGCTGGCGCAGCTCGTCGATCGTGCGAAAGAACTGAGCCGTCTGCGAAGCGGTTTCAGCCGCAACACCGGTCAGCGAAGCGATGCGGAGATCGCGCTCCCGGTTGATCAGTTCCTGCTGCAGCTCGAAGCGCTTGCGATCAAGGTCGGTCTGCGCCCGGAAGACTGCTTCCGCCAGGCGGATTTGCGCCTGGGCATTTGCTTCAGCGAAGCGCTGCTGTTCGGCGTCAAGGCTTTCCTGCTCCTTGCGCAGCCGATCAAGCGCCTTCGTGTCGAGATCGCCCTTGGTCGGATCTGAAAAATCGGTGAGCTGCTCCTGCAGCTTGCGCAGGTTTTCCTTCTCAATATCGACTTCGCTGCGGAACTTGAGCGGATCAAGGCTGCTGATAGTTTTCTGAGCCCGAGCAATCCGTACTTCAAGCTGCTTCCTGTCCTTGTAGAAATCTCCCGCGCTGGCGCCCCAAAGCTGCGAACCGGGAATCAGTGTCTGCCATTCCCGTCCCTGAAGCGCTTTGAGCTCTTTCTGGAACTTGGCCAGATCGGCCTTGGCCTGCTTGACTGCGCCAGATACGGTCTCCCGAGTGGCGCCAGCAAAAGTCTTGCTGGGGTCGTAGCCGCGAAGAGCTTCGATCTCGCCCTTGAGCTTGTTGTAGTCGCTGAGCCCCTTGACGGCGAGCTCAATTCCGATCGTGATGACGCCAATCAGACTGAGAGCCTTGAGGGCCCTGCCAAGCGCGAGCACCTTCGGCGCAGCCAGCGCCGCCGATGCAGCGGCCTTGGCTCCGCCCAGCTGAAACGCCGCAAACGTTGCGATGATGCCCGGCTGAAGAGCAATGAAGCCCTTGATGGCCAGTGTCACCGCACCCATCTGCAGTGCAAATTTTGCCAGCCCGCCGATCAGCGGTCCGTTGTCGACCAAAAACTTGACAAAGCCGGCAAGCCCCTTGGCGAATTCAACCAGGGCTGGCGTGGCCTCCTTCAGCGCCTTGCCAAGCGAATCCTGAATCTGAGCGCCAAGAGGCAGGATCGCTTCACCGATAGCGCGTTTGGTGTCGTTCCAGGTTGCCGTCAGTCGGGCGCCGGCGTCCGCGCTGGATGACGCGACCTGCTTGGCGCGCTGCTCGAATTGCCCGAGACCCTGATCGGAGACCACAAACTTCATCAGGTCGGCGAGGCCGACGACGCCCTGCTCAAGATCTTTCTGAAGCTGGGGCAGGGTGCGGCCGGTGGCCTTCGCGAACATCGTCACCGCGCCCGGCAGGCGCTCGCCCAGCTGACCCTGCAGCTCTTCCGCAGAAACCTTGCCCTTTGAGAAGACTTGACTGAGAGCGGTCAGGGCACCTTGCACATCCTCGGCCGAACCGCCGCTCGCCTTGATGGCCGCAGTCACGTTGCGGAACACCACCTCGGCGTCTGCAACCTTGCCGCCGGCACCGATCACGGCTGCCGACAGCTGCGTCATGCCCCTGGTGGCCTCGAGCTGCGGGACGTTGAAGTCGCGGGTGACCGAGGCCGATGCGGCCAGAGCCCGCTGGTATTCCTCCTGGGTCTTAGTGACGCCTTTGAGCGCGATCTCAAGCTTGCTGATGTCGGCGGCGTAGGTGGCGAATCCGCCGACAGCCTGCCGCCCCATACCGGCATAGGCGCCGACAGAGCCGCCCAGGAACGTGCCAGTCGCAAAGCCAGCAGGGCCGCCCACCAGGGCGCCAATGCCGCCACCCAGTGCGCTACCCAGGAAGCCCTCAGGGCCGCCGAAAATGCCCGACGCCGCCAGCGCGCCAGCGCCCTGACCGATCTGAGCCGACCCGCCTCGACCACCGATCTGACGCCTGCCGATCTGCTTGTCGGCTGCCGCAATCGCCCTGCGAGCTTCGCGCTCGATCTGGGCGTACTCCTTGTCGAGTGGGCTGATCGTGGCGCGGAGCTGCTCCCAGGCCGCACGCTGGCGCTGCAGGCTGCCCAGGCTGCCGTCAGATGCACCAGCAGTCTGCCGGATGCTGTCGGCCACCTCGCGGTAGCTGCGGCCCATGAGCTGCAGCTGGTTGGAGGCGGTCTGGTTGCTGATGCCGGCGATGTTCTGGAAGAGCTCGCTGGGCGCCGGAGGGCCTTGCATTGGGCCGCTGCGGGCCGCGGCCTCGGCTTCCTTTTTGCGCTGGTTGCGGGCAATCGACTTGTCGATCGCGATGCGATCCTCGAGCCCGGTCGAGAACTGCAGGAACCCGCTGGTGGTATTGCGGCTCTGCTCCAAACGGCGGCGGGCTGCCTCGACGGCAGGGTTGGCAAACTCCCTGTTTAGCTCGCGCTGAACGGCCGCCATCTCGCGGGAGACGCGAATCCAGGCTTCACCGCCACGGGCGACGTTAGCGAGCTCGGCGTTGAGCTCACCCATCCGCTGGCGCAAAGCGGCCGTCGTGTCCGGCATCATCGGCAGTGCCGATCCACCCTTGCCGCCCTGCGAATAAGTTTCGGCTGCAGCAATGACGCCTTGACGACCAAGCGCTGTATCAAATGGCAGCTGGCGGCGCTGGATTTCAGTCAGCTTGTCGGTGTACTGCTGCGAATAGACGCTGAGATCCTGCAGATCGCGCTTGAGGGCAGCAACTTGCTTCCCAAAAGTGCTCGGCTTTGCGCCAACGATCTGGCTCTTCAGCTGAGCGTCAGTGAATTCCTTGACGCCAGTGGCTGCTTCCTTGTAGGCACCGCCGAGTGTCTTAACGTCCTTGCCCAGCTGCCGGTAGACATTGCTGCCGATCGTGGCCTGGCTCTGCAGCGCCTTCAGCGCCTCAACTTGACCCTTGATGACTTGCTCGCTCTTGGCACCAGCCTCGCCAAACGCCAGGATCTGTTTTCGTGCCTTGGCCAGCTCGCTTTCGGCCGGTCCAATCGCCTGCTGCAGCCCCCGAAATGCACCCTTGAGCTTGTCAAAACCTTCAAGCCCCTCAATCTGGGCGAGGATTTTTACTCTTGCGACTGATTCAGCCATCGTCGTTCAACACCTGAAGAGCAGCAGCTTCCATGACTTGGATGCCCTCCAGCATGGCCCTTGGATCCTCCACTGAGTATAGGTCGCAGAACCACCGCAGCACCTCGTACTTCAGCCCGGTGAATCCACCCTGGACGACGTTCCACTGCGTCTGCAGGCGGAGGAACATCATCACGGTCTCCCAGTTTTCGTCCCAAACCTCGCAGTCGTCAGACGGCTTGTCTTCTTCCGGCAGGACGATGCCCATCAGTGCGGCATCGTCCTCAGCCTTGCCCTTGTCCTTACTGCCAGAGGCAGCCCAGTGAAGGGCCGCCTCCTCTAGTTTTTTGCTGCGCCACCCTCAAGGCTCTTCAGGTAGGCGCTGATCACGCCACGGGTCCAGCAGGGATCCTCGAGCTGCTCCTTCAATGCTGAAAGAGAGAACGGAAGATCCTTGCCGGACTCGTCCTGCATGCCTTCCCAGCCAGCCACTACGGCTTCGATCAGATCCGTGTCGCCTTTATCAACCAGCTTCTGAAAATCAGAACGGCCGATGCGTTTGAACACGGCATCGAAAGTCTCCTTTTCAAACCGACCACCGTCGACGGGGAATTCGACGGTGACCGGCCACTTGAAGGTGGAAGACTTCTTGCGGACGAAAGCCATGCAGTGAGCTCCTAGGAATCAGGTGTAAACGAGAGAGACCTCGTCGTTGCCTGCGCTGGTGGGGATAGCCACGTAGGGCAGGTTCAGCATTTGGATGCCGTCGCTGTCACTATACGTGGGATTTCCAATGTCGACCTTCTGGGCGTTGAAGGTCACGATGTTGCCAGCGGTGGTGCCATGAGCGAACGTCAGGGCGCCGGTGGTGTTGTCGTTGGCGATCGTGAAGAAGTCCTTGGCCGCAATGGTCGGAGCTTCAATCACGGCCTCACCGGCAGGAGCCCGGTTGGTGATCAGGACCTGCTTGGTGCAGCCGATCAGCTCGCGGTAGACCACCTCGTTGGCGATGTCGAAATTGACCGACATCAGGCAGCCGCTGTAGCTCAACAGGCTGAAGGAAGTGGTGTTGCCTTCCTTGAAGATGAGCGGAGTGGCCTGGGCGCTGTAGGTGACCGAGGGCGCAGCCGTATCGGTCGGAGCGTTGTAGATGCCGGTCATCGTGAAATCGATGGTCGGGATCTGGCCCAGCTCACAGTTCATCG